AGTATGCAGAAACTTTATCAATAACATCAGAGATAACCTGTCCTGAGTTTTGTGCTGAATCTAAGACGATTGAAACATCAACACTCAAATCAATAACTTCAGCACTTAAGATTGAAATGTAATCATTCATCATTCTGTAATTAGAAAGATAGTTTGCAATATTTTGTCTTAAGGTATTTGACACGATACTCGTTAACTTTCCTGATGTGTCATATGATAATATTTGAATCAAAATTTTATTATCATTTTCAGTTATGGATACCTTAGCAGGTGCACCATATTGTGATGGCATGTTTCTCAATATTGACTCATAGTCTTGAACTGTCACCGCTCTTTTCTGTGCTGCGAAGTTAAACGAGACATAGTTTCTAATTTCTTCCAAAGAAGGAACACCCGCCCCACCGATAGCGGCAGTAACGTTATTACATCTTAGAGAGTTCACAACAGCAGAGTTTGTGTTCTCTGAAGGACCATTAACGAAGAAAGTAACTGTTCCAACTTGGTTGATAATGTTAGTTCCTAAGTTTGTTGCTAAACCACCCCCAACTCTATATTGAACGAACAGTGTTGAGTTAGGTGTAAGAGCAGAACCTAATGAAAGGTTATTTGAATATTTTTGTAAATCCAATGTCGCTCCAATTGTCGTGAATTGGTCTAAAGCATCTTGTGCTGTGTTTGTTCCACCACCAAAAGTCATTTTCTTGAATCCTTCAGGTGTAAATTCTGTGATGAATCTATTTTGTGTTTGAATATATCTTCCAACTTTAATACCCGGTTGGTCTGATACCTTTGTTGGGTCTTCAACAAAGACTCTATCTTCGGCTAAAGCATCAACTTCATACCATCTGTTCTCTAAACCTAAGAATTCTGCGGTTGTTGGAACGTTCGTATATTGTGTTCCGTTTTTCAACAACACACTTGTGATACCTAATACGTTCTTTTCAGGTAAGAATAATTCAAAGAAAGGTTTTACGTCGTTTGGTGTAATAACTCTTTTGAATACTTTTGTAATACCATTAACAACAACTTCTCTTTTTGTTATTGTGTAGTTGATAAGAACTCCGTTGGCATTAAAGTTTGGTATTTTAAGTCTATTAGGAAATCCCTCTGAGTTGTAAGGTGATGCAAAATCAATATCGTTTACATTTTCAAAAACGATACCCGCACCAATAACCTGAGAACCTCTTAATAATGTTCCCAAATATCTCTCATCTTCTTTATCACCAAACGCTGGAACTGTAATTGAGAAATCAACCAAAGCAACGGATGGTCTTTGTCCCGGTATTTTTAAACCATAGGTTCTGGCGATGTTATAGATTGATGATTTTTGTTGTGCATATTGAAGAACAGTTTCTTGGATACTTCTATCAATCTGGTAGTTAAGGTTATCCGCAATCGCCGCATTCAAATCAATGAAAACCGAGAATACTGAGGCGTCATTAAAATCTTGAATTAATTCAGGATAATACGTTCTTACGTAATTGAGAAGTTCGGTTCTTACTGCCTGATAATCTCTTGTAGTATATGATATTTTACGGTTTGCCATCTATGTTAAATATTGATAATTATAAAATCACTCTCACTAAATGTTTGTGAATTTGTTGCATAATCTATTTTGATTTTTGCAGTGTAATCTGCAGTTCCCTTACCGGGTAATCTATAAATGTCATACATTTTAGCATCACCAACTGTTACAGTATTTGTTTGAGTATCTGATTCATTTGCTGGGTCAGCAGGTTCTATGGTTATTTTATTAACTAATAGATTTGGCATGTATCTTTGGATAGAATCCCTAATGTCAGCCTCAATAGCACTAAACGTTAATCCGTCAAAGGGTTCGAATACAAATTCATAAAGTCTTGTTCCAAAATCAGGAAGATAATATCTTGAACCTTTTCTTGTTAACAATAAATGAATTAAGTCAGCCCTAATTTCTTGTCTTTGAAATTCGGTTAGTTGTAAATAGTCCCCTCTCGTAGAATCCTGAAATGGGAAATTCAATCCATATGTAACTCCATCTGCCATATGTGATAAATATACTTGGATTATTTTTTTCTTAAATAGATATTACCCTTTTGAGCCTTTGGTTCAAAAGGACAATGTCTACAACCATTACCACAACAATATCCTCTTTCTATATGATATTCCTCTGTAAAAACTTTTCTTCCGTTTTCCTCATAAAAATGAGAAGGGAGAAGTTTTGGCTTCTCCCTTTTTATATTTTGTGTTTCCATCTTATACCAATGTAATCTCACAAGCTCCTCCAGCACAAGCCGCTTCACCTCTCAAATCAGTATCATCATCCATTTCAATAATTTTAGATAAGTCAACATCTTTGAGTGTTTCCATAAGTTCTTCATACTTTTCTTTTGTGCAATCTTCAAATGGTGCTTGGATATACGTTCCTCCATCGTATGGAAGAACTGATAGTCCATTATAAGCTTCTCTGTTATCCCACATCCACTCACCAACCGCTGGCCACTCATGTTCTCTTATTGAAATAGTTGCCGATACGTTGTGTGCGTTGTTTCCATTTCTGTGTCCGGGTTTAATCCACTCTTGTTGAACTTTCTTTACTCTCTCCAATAATTGAATTGGTGATTCGTTTCTTAAGATTGACCCCTCAGGTGCTTTTTGTGGAATTCCAATAACCGCTGTGTCATGTGGTCTAAAGTATTCGTCTTCAACTAATTCAGGGTGATGAGTCTTTAAGTGTGAATAAATTGCTTCGTTCTTTCCAACTCTAACTCTTCTGATATAATAATCATTATGCCAAGCGTGGATACCTGAAGATGTTCCTAAAGTTAAAGATGTTGTTCCCGCAGGTTTAACTGTTGTTGTTCTTGCCGAAGGATTAATTTTTATTAACTCAGCAACTCTTTTATTTTCTTCTTTAACTACCTTAGCAGCAGACTTCATATTCAAACCTAAAACCGCACCTGAACCGATACCTGTCATTGAAATTCCAATTAACGCATCTTTTTCAGTTGTTCTTTGCCAAATTGGTCTCAAGTAGTGGAAGTCAGTGTAACCTGCTTGTAATGTTCCGATGAAAGAAGCCGCTCTTACTCTATCTTCATAATCTTCTTGAGATACAACGTTAGATACGTTAACCTCTGTAAGGTTACAGAATTGGAATGGTCTCAATGCAATTTCACAACAAGGGTTTGTCCCCCAATCTTTATCGTTTGATAAGTAGATACCAGGTTCACCCGCTCCACTTGCTTCAATTCTTTTCCAAAGGTCCATAAAATAATCCTTTGTGATTTTGTGTCTCATTAAAACAGCTGAGTTATTAGCTCTACCTCTTTGTGGATTTGTTTCCCACCATGCTCCACTCTTACAACCAATCATTTCTTCGTCAGTTGCCGAGAACAAAGAGATAAGTGCCGCTCTTCTGATACCACCTGCCAACACTGCGTCTGCAATATGACAAACCATATCATGAACTTCAATTGGTCTTAGTTTGTCACCATTTTCTTTAGAATCAAGAATACCTTCCAATTTGATAAGACATTCTTTAAGTGGTTGAGCACCAGGTGCTTTACCTCCTGAAGTAACAAGTCTTGCTCCTTTAGGTCTGATGTCTGAAAAATCAAATTCAATCTTTGAACCACCGAAGAAATATGATTTAACCAACACTTTAACTGCGTCAGCCCATCCTTCGATTGAGTCTGCAACCAACCATCTTCTTCCTCTTTCTTTATTTGGTTTTCTAATTTCAGGTAGAACATCAACGTGATGTTTCTGAACTGAATAACCTACACCTGTTCCACCCAAAAGTAAGAACATGATTTCAGAGAATACTCTCCAATCATCAATCGGTGCAAAGGCACAATTGTAAATTCTGTTAGGTGAAATTTCAATTGGTTTACCCGCGAACTGCATTGACCTCATTGAAGGTAATACTTGCTTTCTGTAAACATACATGTAATTCTCTCTAATCTCTTTTTCGATTTCTGGATACTGCTTAATGTGCATCTCCATGTTTCTTGTGACAAGTTCTTGCCATGTCTCTCTTCTCTTTAGTTCTGGAATATACTTAGCGTATTTCATATACACTGTAATTTCCGATAAAATCCTGTTTGAAATGTCCATTGTTAAAATTTTAAATGTGTTTTTTTATCAAAAAATCGTTGATTTTAAAGATAAATATATGGTCGGCACATAACCGACCATTAGTTTCAATAAAAAAAAATAAGTTTTTTTCAAAAAAAGTAGATATTTAATTAAGTTGTTTTTTGCTGTGCTTCTCTTTCTTTTCTTTTCTCGAGAAGCTCCTTAACTCTATCTCTTTTTCTTTCTTCTTGTTGTTCTTCGAAACCTAAGAAAGTTACTGATGATTCAGTATCAATCTCCAATAATTCATTATTGAATTTACAGTTTTCGAAAACAACACCATCCTTACCCAAACGGGATTTGGTGATTGCAATTGTTGCCAAATTCATCTCCTTTTGTTGAAGTGTCTTTGCAACAGTGATGATTACGTGACCAACCTGAGCCTTTTTAATTGAGCCACCCATTTGGTCAGTCGTAACAACTTCGGACGAAATTGAAGACCTATTACCTTGTGTAGCGGTCCATCCAACAAGATTCAATTCGTGACACATGGCTTCGAACCCTCTCATTACAGAACCTTCGGCTTTCCACTCATCTTTTGCACTCGATTCAGGAAGAACACAATCAATATAATCCAATAGAATCAAATCAATCTTTGTCCCATCAGCAATCATTTTTCTGACTTGGTTCTTGATTTGATTCATAGTCATGGTATCAGACGCAAGTTTCTTGAGAACCAATTTGTTTTTCATTGTCTCTTGAATCTCAGTAATCTTAGACATTACCTCTTCTTTGTGATTAGCTAGATTATCAGGTTCAATACCAGTCCATATTGTGAAGTGTTTCCTTTGAACAATCTTTGGGTTGTCTTCGAAGAATATCTGAAGAACATTATAACCCAAATTAAATGCGGTGTTTGCAATCTTGGTAAGTATCGTTGTCTTACCCACACCTGTCGGTGCCAAGATAACTCCAATCTCACCTTTCGCCAAACCTCCTTTGAGAAGTTTGTCAATTCCAACAATACCCATAGGTATTGGATGACGATAGTCTTCTTCTAATACAGTATCAAGACCTGTGAAGATATCTGAAGTCCCCTTGTCAGTCTGACCAACCTGAAGAGCATCTCTCACCAAACCTTCAACCTTATCATAAGATTCAAAGTCACCTTCGGTGATAATCTTCTGTGCTCTGTCCATAGCTTTCTGAAGTTCTTGTTGTTTACAAAACTTCAAAGCCTTTTCCTGAACAAACACAGTCCCTTCAAACGGAGCTTCTTTTACTTGTTTGATTGTGTCCAACACAATCTTTGCTACAAGTTCTTGTGATACCTCAGATTTTACAATCTGTTCTAATGTATCGAAGTT